GTACTCCACCACCAACAGAGGATACTACTCCTCCAACGTTTAATAACCAAGTAGCTACCCCGCTAACTCCAACAACAGAAAGAATAACTTGGGGTACTAGTGAAACTACTCCAATTAATTCTGTTGATTATGGGTTGACAACTAGTTACGGATTAAACAAAGCAGATAATAATGCAGCGGATACCCATGCTGTAGAGCTGACGGGCCTAACGCCTAGTACATTATATAACTTTAGGGTTAGGTCTACGGATGCTAGTGGCAATGAGGCGATTGGCACAAATAGAACATTCACTACTTTGGCCCAGTCTGGTGATGTTACTCCACCAGTTATCTCACCGGCAGTTGTGTCTGGGGTTTCATCAACAACTGCAAATATCGGGTGGACGTCAGATGAGGCTAGTGAGAGCTTTGTTAGATACGGGCTAACAACAGATTATAATGCTACAACTGGAAATGCTAGGTTGGTAAGCACTCACAACGTTAAACTCATAGGCTTGGCCCCCAATACCACTTATAATTTCCAATGTATGGGCCGTGATAGAGCAGGTAACGTTGGGCAGAATGCAAATGCAACATTTACTACTCTGGCAGCAGAATGAGTGAAGAAACTATAAAATCAATAACTGAGGAAAGTGCTAGCCCTCAGCGGGAGTATGCTCTTTGGGCTCAAGAAATTGAGTATGCCCAGAAAGAGCTTGACCGCTGGCATAAACAAGGCATTAAGTGTGTAGCTCGCTATGCTGGTGATAAGGGCCTGTATGAAGACGGCTTAGGTCGTTTTAACCTATTTGGCTCAAACGTAGACGTGTTGTCTGCATCATTGTATAGTACTCCACCCGAAGTGGTAGTTGCTAGGTCATTTGATGACTTCAAAGATGATGTGGCCCGCGTTGCCGCTATCATACTTGAAAGGTGTCTTCAACAAGACTTACAGGAGCCTAACTCAAAAATAACAACTGTGTTGGCTCAGACAGTACAAGATAGACTTGTACCAGGCATGGGCACATGTTGGGCTCGTATTGAGATTGAAGAGGGCACAGAAGTAGACCCTATGACTGGTATGCCAGTACCGATAGTCATTGAACAAGAGGTAGTATTTGACCATGTACATTGGCAGGACTTATTATGGTCACCCTGCCGTACTTGGGAAGAGAAACGCTGGGTAGCTAGACGAGTCTATATGAGTTATGACGCTGGCATAAAGCGATTTGGTGAGATATTTAAGCTTGTACCATTGTCAGGTAAGAAATCAAGACGTGATGAAGGTGAAAACACTAATGATGTAAAGAACAAACTGGTTAAGGAAGCATGTGTATGGGAAATATGGAATTACGGCACTAAAGAGGTTATCTGGATAGCTGATGGCTTTACTCAACTACTGGATAAGAAACATGACTTCCTTGGCTTAAAAGGCTTTTATCCATGCCCTAAGCCATTCTTTGCTTTACTGACTACATCTGCTTGTATACCAATACCTGACTATATTAGATGGTATGACCAATATAAAGAATTGGACCTTATCAATCAACGTATATCAGCCCTTACAAGTGCATGTAGAGCTGTTGGTATCTATGACAAGTCTCAAGATGGTGTTAAGCGTCTATTAAGCGAAGGCACTGAGAATACACTGATACCAGTGGATAATTGGGCCATGTTTGCTGAAAAGGGTGGTCTAAAAGGTGTTATCGACTGGCTGCCATTGGATGTAATTGTAGAGGCTCAGTCACAACTTAGAGTGGCACGTGAGGATGTTAAGGGCCAGTTATATGAATTGACCGGTATATCTGATGTAGTCCGTGGAGAATCAAACCCTCATGAAACATTAGGGGCACAAAAGATAAAGGCCAACTTCGCCTCATCACGTATACAGGTATTACAAGGCCAGTTGGAAAGCTTCGTAACAGAAGTGATGACAATTAAAGCTGAATTGATATGCTTACATTTTCCAGAGCAAGCTATCTTGGAAATGTCAAACATACTCAATACAGAAGATGCTGATATAGCTAACCAAGCTGTACAAGCATTGAAATCAGAACAATTCCGAGAGTATAGAATTTGCATTGAGCCTTATTCAATGGCTCAGATTGACTATACTGAGGATAAAGCAGATAGACTTGAATTGATGGGGACCATTGGCACCTTTTTGGAGAAGGCGACTGTAGCAGGTCAAACAGCTCCAGAATTGGTGCCTCTTTTTGCCACACTCATACAGTTCACCTTAGCTGGGTTTAGAGTTAGTAGAACAATAGAAGGTGCTATTGATAAGACCTTGGCAAAAATTGTTGAAAAACAAGCACAGGCTGAGGCTAATCCACAGCCACCTAAACCATCACCTGAAGAGATAAAAGCCCAAGCTGAACAACAAAAAATGCAGTTTGATGCTCAGATGGCTAGTGCCAACCATCAAGCAGAGATGCAGAAGATGCAGGCTGACTTACAAGCTGATATGGCTAAGCAACAAGGTGAATTAGCTATTAAGCAACAAGAGAGTCAAGCATCAATACTTATAGAGCAACAGAAGTTAGCTCTTGAAAAAGAAAAGATGCAGTTTGAACTTGTATCAGCTCAACAAAAACATGCACTTGAAATGGAAAGAATGAAGATAGAATTAACTATGATTCAAATGAGAAATACACATGAAACTCAAATGGGTGTATTAGATGCACAAGTAGCTGTAATGGATGCTGAAAGTGCTGAAAAAGAAGCCGAGGAAACTGACGATGACTAGCTACGTACAGAAATTCATTGATGGTGAGTGGAAACTAGTGGAGAAAGGTTTACATGTTACAAATACCCCTAGACTTACTATCATCCATGATATTGAGCCATATGTAGCTAATGCCACTAGAGAACCTACTTTAATAACAAGCAGGTCATCAGAGCGGAAATACATGGCTAATAACAACCTACACCATTTTGAGCCTGGCCACTATCAGGATGTGGCACAGAATAGAAAAGAAAGTGAGATGGCTTCTAGGAAGCATCTTAGAGACACACTAATTCAACAACTAAATAGAGAGAGACTATAATGAACAATGAAAATGCCGATGAAGGCACTACCTCAATTCGGGACACGCTTGAAAGCAGTTTTGATAGCGCGTCTGTTTCTGCAACAAACGTAGAAACCAGTATAAATCAGGATACGGGTAATCTCTCCCCTGTTATTCCTGATGAAACAGCTCAGCAGCAAGTAAAGAGTGCTCCCGAATCTTCTACACCACCTGTACCACCCGCATCTGTTGATGAAACTAAACAACCAGTTCAACAAACTGAGGAACAAGCTAAGGCAGTTGCACGAGTTAATAGGCCACCTCAGTCATGGAAAGGTGAAGGTAAGCAAGTTTGGAATGAATTACCGCTGGTTGCAAGGCAGGAAATTCATAGACGTGAAGGTGCAATAAACAACCTGCTTAGAGACAATGCTATGGCTAAAGATGCCATTAGTCAGGTTGAGCAGGTGTTTTCACCTCACATGAGCTGGATGTCTCAAGCCAATATTCAGCCATTGGATGCCATATCTAGTTTGATGGCTAGTGAGCAGCTATTCCGTTTTGGTACGCCACAACAGAAAGCAGATGCTGCAGCTGAATATATCCAAAGCTATGGCATTGATTTAAATATGCTGGATGCCGCTTTAGCAGCAAGGCTTGACGGTACTCACAAGCCGCCAGCACCTAATTATGATGAGATGGTACAAAGAGCTGTAGACCAACGAATGGCCCCCTTTTACCAGCAACAACATGCTTTACAACAGCAAGAACAGAACCAACTTATATCGGTAGTAAATGAGTTTGCCAATGATGCATCTCATCCATACTTTGAAGACCTAAGAGATGACATGGCTAATATCTTTGATATTGCCGCTCAAAAAGGTGCACCTATGGATTTACAAAAGGCTTATAAAATAGCTATGTCCATGCACCCTGAGTTACAACAAGCTGCTCAGTTGAAAACTAAACAGCAGCAATCTAACAACTTAAGGGGAGTAGCTCAGTCAGTATCTGGCAGCACTCAACTACCCAATGCAAATAACCAGGTTGACCCTACAAATATAAGGGCTCTCTTGGAGGCCAATTTTGGAGAACAGTAATGTCAATAGCTAATTTGATTGGTGTTATAGAAGCACCAGAACCCAAAAACACTATACCATTGCCACCCAATGTTGTGCCGATAACTAGACAGAAACCTAAGGGGCATAAAAAGCCTAAACCCGCACCTAATAACTAACTATAGGAGAATTTACCATGGGATTTCCTAATGCTACTGACATTGTGGCTACCACAATCCAACAACGTTCCGGCGTAATAGCGGATAACGTTACCAAAAACAACGCACTTCTAACTTGGTTGAAGTCTCGCGGTAATCGCAAGACTTTCTCCGGCGGCAATGAAATTATAGAAGAACTGAGCTTTGCTGAAAATGGCAATGGTTCTTTCTACTCCGGCTATGACGTGTTACCAACTGGTGCCAGTGATGTAATAAGTGCCTCTACTTGGCAAATCAAGCAAGCTGCTGTTCCAATCACTATCTCTGGGTTGGAAGAACTGCAAAACGCTGGTAAGGAACGTATCATCGATTTACTGGAGGGTCGTATCAATGTGGCAGAAAGTACTCTGTCAAATATGATCGCTACCAGTCTTTACTCGGATGGCACTGGCTCTGGAGGTAAAGAAATTGGCGGTTTGGCACTGACGGTTCCTACTGATCCATCTACCGGTATTGCAGGCGGCATCAATAGAGCCACGTGGAATTTCTGGCGTTCAAAGATTTTCAATGCTACTTCAACAGGTGGAGCAGCTGCTACAGCTGATAACATTGTAAAGTATATGAACACGCTCTATGCTCAACTGGTTCGTGGTTCTGACCATCCTGACTTGATTTTGATGGATAATCAGTACTGGTCATTGTTCATGGAATCACTGCAAGATAAGCAGCGGTTTACCAGTGCCGAAAGTGCTAAGAACGGCTTTGCCACTATCAAGTACATGAACGCTGACATTGTTCTGGACGGCGGTATGGGTGGCTCTATGGCATCAAAAACCATGTTCATGCTGAACACTAAGTACTTGTTCTTCAGAACGCATTCTAAACGTAATTTCGTTTCATTGAGCCCTGAAAAACGTTACAGCACCAATCAGGATGCGCAAGTAATCATTTTGGCCTGGGCCGGTAACATGACAGCCAATGGGTTGCAATTTCAAGGCAAGATGGTTGACGCGTAATTAAATAGGGTCTGTGCCGTAAAATCTGCATATCCATCAAAGGGGATACACAGGGGAATTAGACAGCACACCTAAAATCAATATAGGAGTATGAGAAATGACAGCAACAACTCATGGCCTCATTGGGGCCAATATTCAGGTAAACAATGTAGATAGGGCAGCTGATATAGCAGCTAAAGGTGGTCAACCGCCATTTGCAGTGCTAACCACAACTATAGGTAATGACAATCGCAAGTATGTGTATGGCAAAGCTAATGCTGCTTTGTCAAGCGGGCTGGCAACTTGTGCCATTGGCTCTACCGGTCTGGTGGCTGCCACTGGTGGCACATATGTGGCACCAACTATCACGGGTGGGTTGGCCTCAGGTGACTATGCTTGGTTTGCCCAACCTGGCGTAGCGTAATAAATAGGGCCCACCTAATACGTGGGCCACTTAATGAGAGAATAGTATGAACACATTAGACAACATTGAGGTATTTGATGACCTTATGCCAATTGCATCTCCAGCAAGGTTTGCTGAGGATAACAAGCTGTATGTTACCTTATACAGAAAAGCAGTTAAGAACGAGTTCAAATCTCTACAGGAAAACAGGCCCGTATTTGAGGAAAAGGACTATATTCGTATCATTGTTCCAGGCGATAAGAACAGTGAAGTTGATACACCAGTAGATGAATTTTATATCAACCGCTTTAAAGACAAATACAATGCCTACAAAAAAGGGCAAGGTAATAAGCGTGTTGGTACGCCATTAGAAGCATGGCCCACTATAGGCCTGGCTCAAGTAGCAGAACTTAATGCTTTGAAGTTGACCATGGTTGAGGATATAGCAAATTGCTCTGGTGCCCTTGGCCAGAAAATCATGGGCTTTCATGATCTTCAACGTAGGGCGATTGCTTTCCTTGAAGCATCAAAAGAAGCTGCTAAGGAAAAAGAGCTTGATGCTAAGATAGAAGCAGCTGTAGCCAAGTCTCAGCCTAAGGCTGCAGAACCATCAACTGACGTAAAGCATAAAGCATAGTCAATAGGCATAGTTATGTATAGAACAGCACTGTCAATTATCCAAACAGCAGCTTCTGAGATGGCATTAGCTATTCCTCAAAGCATAGAAAGTACCACTGACCCTGGTACTATACAGCTGATTAACTTGTTGAATAGTGCTGGCTATGAATTATGTAGCTTCTATCCTTGGCAACAGCTCTCTGTATTCCAAAACATAACAACAGTTGAGGGTCAACAAGCTTATGACTTGCCACAAGACTGGTTTTACTATATAGACCAGGCACATTGGAATAAATCCTCTAATGGGCCAATCATTGGGCCAATATCAGCCCAAGAATGGCAATGGGTAGAGAATGACTTAGTGTCAAGTGTGTCATATACTTTCCGTATAATGAGAAATAAGCTTAACATACTACCACTACCTGCGGCAGGTATAGAGCTTAGTCTTAACTATATCAGTAATGGTTGGGTAGAGGTGGCAGGTACACCAGGTGTATTTAAATCTACTGTTAGCAAAAATGATGACATGCCTATATTGGATTGGATATTGCTTGTTAAGTATCTTAAACTGAAATTGTTCCAATCACGAGGTTTAGATACTACAGCCTATACTGCTGAGTTTACTAACTGGTTTGATAGCTTAACTGGTAAGGACGTAGGTGCCCCTGTTTTGTCTATAGCGGGTAATTCTGGTCAGATACATTTAATTAATGCTGCTAATGTGCCGTCTGGGAGTTGGCAAGTATGAGAGCTCCTGTCGTAGGCCAAGTATCCAAAGTTATAGTAGTGCCTGCTCCAATAGGCGGACTTAATGCGGCCGACAGCGTTGTATCAATGCAGGAAACAGATGCTATCATCATGCGTAATTTCTTTCCACAACCATATGGTTGCTCGGTCAGAAAAGGCTATAGAGAGCATCAAACACTGCCCATATCAGCACCAATAGAGACACTGATTACATGCACTGCCGCTACTGATAATGAGGCTGTAGTAGGTAGTGAACAGAAACTATTTGCTGCCTCTGGCGGAGTTATTTACGATGTATCTTTAGCTGGGTTAGCCCCTGTATCTGTTGTTACAGGCTTAGGGGCTTTGTCTAAGTCCAATAGGTTCCAAACAGTGTCATTATCACAGACTGGTAAGAGCTATACCTTCTGTGTTAATGGCGTAACTGACCCAGTGGTTATTGAGTACCCTAGTACTATTCATAGATTAGTGGCTGGTAATGGCACTACTGACTGGACTGTAGCAGGTGTAGACCCTAAGACTTGGATACATGTTATAGTCTATAAGAAGTCTCTCTGGTTCACTCAAATAGATAGCTCAAAATGTTGGTTTTTTGATCCTGGTGTGTTGTGGGGTACCCCAGCTGAATTTGACTTCGGCCCATACATGACCCGTGGCGGCTATGTAATGGCACTGGCTACATGGTCAGTAGATGATAGCAATAATACACAATCAAGACTAGTGGCTATCACTTCTGCTGGTGAAGCACTAGTATTTGAAGGAGAAGACCCTACAGATGCTACAAAATGGGCCAATATAGGTACCTACTACATTAGCCCACCAATTGGTCGTAGATGCTTTGAAAAGTACAATTCAGATTTGTTGATACTTACTCAACAAGGAATAGTGTCTATGTTTGATGTGTCTCGTGGAGAAATAGATGAGCTATTCTCAATGGGTAATGGTCGTATTGTCCAGCAGTTGTTTTCTGACTTAACTGCAGTATTTGGTTATAAGTTCGGATGGGAGGTACTTAACTTTCCTCGTGGCAATATGATTATGGTGAATATACCGTCAGACACTGATACATTGTATACAATGCTAGTGTTGAATACCATTACTAAAGGCTGGTGTAGATTTGAATCCATGCCAGCTTTCTGTTTAGCATTGTATTACAATCAACCCATGTTCGCATTGGAAGACACTATTTATACTGGCTGGGTAGGGCATAAAGATAGAGTTAATGCAGACGGCTCTGGCGGTGAAGACATAGTAGCTACATGCCAACAAGCTTATAGTTACCTTGGTAGCCCTGGCAATGCTAAGCATATTAAGATGATTAGGCCTACTTTCATCACATCTGGTGATTTTTCATATAAAGCAGCTATCAATCTTGATTTCTCATTTGAAGGCACCTATGGGTTAGTGCAGGGCAGTAACTTTGGCAGTTCTTTGTGGGATAGTGCTAAATGGGATGATGCCAATGCTCGTTGGAGTGAGAGTTTGTCAGTGTCTCAACAATGGGTTGGAGCATATGGTATTGGCCATACTGTTTCTATCAAGTTGAAAACATCTTCAACTAAGGAAGTAATGTGGGTGTCTACTCAAGTTGTTTATGAAGACGGTGGCGTTATATGACCATAACAGCTACTCCAAGAGAGGAATACTTTAAGTTCATCAATAAACGCCTCAAAGCTAACTATACTAAATACAATGCTACCATTATGGCTAACGTTGTAGATAATAAGATTAAAGCAGTATTAGTCTTTCATACACTTGTTAAAGCAGAAAGACGAGTTGACGTGGCGATAGCTTCTGATATGTCAAAGCAATGGTTGACAAGAAATTTTATTGATTTTGGTTATAGACTAGCTTTCCACCTAATTAAGGCCCATCGAGTACAGTGCTATACCAAGCCAGATAACGAAGCCTCTATCAAATTGATACAAGCAATGGGTTTCAAACAGGAAGCACTACTAACTGATTGGTATGGCCCTCAGAACCCTGCTTTAGTATTTTACTTATTGAAGCAAGATATTTACCCGGAGAATTAATATGGGTGGCTCACCAGAACAATCAGACCCAGTAGCAGCAGCAAAAGCACAAGCTGAAGCTGAGAGGTCCATAGCACGTGATAAAATGTTTGCTGATAGGCCGTCTTACCAGTCAAACCCTTATGGCAATCAAACTTGGAAGCTAGGGCCTAATGGTCAATGGGAAAGCCAACAAAACCTGACCCCAGAGCAGCAACAAATTTTCAATCGTGAGCAAGCTACTGACATGGGACAAGCTGACCTACGTCAACAAGCTATGCAGGCTATGGCTGCTGAAATGGGCTTTGATATGTCTGGCTTCCAAGATGGTTCTCAGACATCAATGCGACAAGCTCGCAACCCGTACCTTGAAAAGATTATAGACGACCCATCAGTTAGTGCTACTGGTAAGAGACCGCTCATGTCTGAGGATATTTGGTCTAAGTGGGGCACATTCGCTGATGGTTCAACAATTAAAGATAGAGCCCCAGGTTGGCGTAAGAGAGCCAGACAGGCCAAACGAGCAGCTAAGACTGGTGGCGGTTCTTTACAAACATCTGCAGGTGGTTTAGGCGGTAGCATTGATGGCCATACAGCCCCAGGATTAAGAACTGCAGGCAATACACCAACTAGAGCGATGACTGGCTATAGTGCTAATGAACCATCCAGAGCTATGCCATGGCAAGGTAATACTACACCTATGGGTCAGCAACCTGGGGTTTATGGTGATGCTCAATACTTAGCAGATCCTGGCGCAGTAGGCCGTTCAAACGAAAGCGGTGAAAGCACACTAAAAACCCGTCCACGTGATGTAGCTGGGCTACCTCCAGAGATAGCAAAAAGACTAAATAACAATACTTTGCTAACTCAGGAAGAGATTGCTCAGAATAAGATGTGGAAGGCCAAGGCTGATAAGTGGCAAGCTGACCAAGATAAAGCTAACCAGTTAGGAAGTAACAAAGTAGGCACATCTGGTATAGCTAAAAAGCAAGCTGAATTACTTGCTGACTTACCTGAATACCAAGCTCTAGGTGCTGCTGATGATGCCACTAGACAACGTGTTGAAAATGCTTTGTATGAGCGTCAAACTTCTAGGCTTAATCCTGAGTTTGATAAGCAAGAACGAGATATGACCAATCGGCTAACTCGGATGGGTTTTGTGCCTGGAACTGACGCATACAACAAAGCTGCTGGTGAGTTTGGTAGAACACGCAACGATGCCTACACAGGAGCTCGTAGAGAGGCTATAATTGGAGGTGGTGCTGAACAGGAGCGCTTGTATAATATGGAAAACAGACGTGTAGATAGCAACAATGCTTTGAGAGAAAGCAAGCTGGGTGAACGTCAAGGTCTTAGAGCTAATAGGCTACAAGAGTTCCAGGCATTATTGTCTGGTGGACGCGGGGCTGGGGCTAATAACCTTAACTTCCAAGGGCCACCAGAGGCTGCAATGGGCGGAGGGCCAGATTTGCTGAACGCTACCAATCAGCAAAATCAAAACAGCATGAATGCTTACAATGCAAAACAACAGAAAACTGCTGGCATGGTGGGAGCCGGTGTAACAGCTGTTGCTACTATAGCCATGCTAGCTTGATAACAACAGAGGAGAGAGCATGAAAATCGTAGTACAATTAAGTGGTGGTAAGGATAGCGTAGCAACTTTATTACTTGCTTTAAAATCTGGTAATGCTGTAACAGCTGTATTCAATGATATGGGTGATAGCTTTCCTCATGTAAAAGTATTCATTGAAAAACTATGTAGTCATAGAAATGTGCCATTAGTTATCTCAAGACCTGAAAGGTCTGTGTTAGATAGCGTATGGGATGATGGTTTACCGTCTGACATTGTGCCCATATGGTCTAGCTGGGAACGTGACTTGTTCAATGGTGCTAACATAGAAAGGAAGACCAAAATTCAGTCAGGCATTGAATGCTGTAGAAAGAATTTATTTGTGCCTATAATGAGGGCATCTTTACAACTATGCCCTGATGAAATTTGGAGAGGTAGTAAAAGTTCGGACCCACATGTTACAACTGGCCCTGATGATATCATTCCTGGCACTAATGTTAAAATACATTGCCCTATCTGGGCATGGTCTGATGAAATGGTATTTGAGTTCCTTAAATTAGAAGAGCAGGAATTACCAGAACACTATTATTGCTATGTCAAGCACAGTGCTGATTGTATGACTTGTACAGCATGGCTAGACAATAAAGATGAATGGGCCAGAGCTAGATATACCAAAGAGTTCTACCCTGTACAGTTTGAAGAGCTGAAACGCAAAATGTCACTAATTGACGATGAACTCAGTGCGCACACTGAAATGAGAAATAACTTTACTAAGGAACTACAATGAACCCAATAAATGCAGGGTATGACCCTAATACAGCTAATGTACAAATGCCCCAACCTCAAGGCACTCCACCGCCTCAGTCAGGCATGACAGGTATGGGAATGTCTCCTGAACAAATGCAGATGATTGCTGATATGCTACGTCAGCAAGGTGGCGGTCAAGCCCCTCAAGATCCATTTAGTGCTGCTATACAAGGTCTTGGCAATGGTATGGCTATGGGTGGTCAGATGCGCGGGGCCATGGGATAATTAAAATCGATTAAATCCTGGTGGTCTGTGGTCCTCGCCATTGACCAATATGGAGGGGGCCCCTAATACCCCAAAGGGGCCCCTAAAAATAACCACAGATGTCATCAGATTTATATAGAGATAGACAGTGGGCATTATGAATGAGGATAGACAATGAAATATGCCAGAGTACCGATGTCAGAAATGTTAAGATCTATCCCTGTAAATAATTCAGGTGGTAGCTATACTCCACAAGGTCAGTTCGTCGGCAACCCGTGGGGACAAGTGGCTGGCGGCCTACAGTCTGTATTAGCTGCATACATGCAAGGTAAAGAGGCTGATGCAGAAGAGGCCAAGCAAGCCCAGGAAGACGCACGCTTGAAAGAGTGGATGACTAATGGGCCCAAAGACACCTTAGTACAAGGCCAGGGTCCATTGCTAAATCCTGCACTGGAGGCCCCTTCACAAGAAGCTAAGATGGCACATCTCTTATCAGGAGCAGATATCCCTGAAGTGCGTGATGTAGCCTTAAACCAATATGCAGAGAGCTTAGCTACACAAAAGAAACAAGGTTTAATGAGTCTTGGTCAAGGCATGTTATATGACCCAAACCAATCTAAAGTGCTTAGCTTCCCAGAAGTTGAAAATGCCAAAAGAGAGGCTCGTGAGGCTAACATGGTGCTAAAATCTGACTTATTGGATAAGACACTAGCATCTAAGGAGCGAATAGCTCAGATGCGGGCAGCAAATAGTGGGCGGTCTTACTTGCCAAGGGTCTCAGCTAGTAAAGCCCAACAAAGTGCTGGCCCAGAACCTGTCAAGGTCAAAGCTTTGCCTACAAAGTATAATCAAACGTTGTCTGGAATGGCGGATAACTATGCCAGCTCCCAAATGATTCTTGATAATTTCAAAGATGAGTACTCGGGAGGTTTAAAAGACGTGGCCCTAAATGCTATCAATGAACTACCTGGTTATGGTGGCTTGGTACGTTCTGGGCTAGTGCCTGATACTTTGCGGGAATCTGAGAATTGGTGGGCAGACTATAAACGATTCCAAGACATTCCAAAACGAAGAGCTGAGTTTGGAGCTTCTTTGACCCAAGCAGAAAAAGCTGCATGGGAACAAGCTACTGTAAATAGATCTATGCTTGGCAAGGATATTAGGGCTAATCTTCAAAAACAGCAAGATATTCTGGACAAGTCATTTGCTAGGTATTCAAAATCATTGAAGGCCGGAAACTACAATCCAGATGAAATTGATGCTTTCGATCCAAGGCCAAAAGGCCTTGCAATAAATGGGGCGAAATCTATTGAAGAGGCCAGTGAAGAAACAATAGAGTTGCCAGATGGCAGACAGGCCCATAAAATCAACGGTGAATGGATGGTAGATGAATGAGGCCCATGACAGCTGAGGAGCTTCAAACCTACGGGCTAAGCAATCAACCAAAAAAGTCCCTCCGCCCTGCTAATGATGCAGAGTTGGCTATTATCAAGCAAGCCATATCGAAATCTGACGAGGCGGCTAAGGTGCTAGCCTTGCCAGAAAATTCTGATGCTCTTGCTCATACTCGTTTCGCGGGTGATAATTTAAGAAGTAAACCACCATCAATGGCTGCCCCTAGACCACTGGCCAATGAGGTACGAGATTTTGGTACAGCCGGCTTCCGTGGTGCAGGTAAGTTCTTAACCGATACGATAAGAGGTGGCGCCAATTTGGTATCGCCCCTATTTTCAGATGAACAAAAAGAGAGCTTGGGGTTTAACAGGCTTAAAGAGATCCAAAGAGAATCCGATGCTGGGTATGCTCCAATAGAAGAGGCCTATCCATTAGCTACAACCGTGGGCGAATCATTAGTGCCCGCAATGCTCCCAGGCTACAAAGCCAGAGAGTTGGCTGCTGTAGGGGGTTTGCTGGGAGCTACTAGGCCTGCAGATAGCCCTGTTGAGCAGGTAATATCTGGTGTTACTGGGGGTGCTACTTCAGGAATACTTGCTAAGGCGATAGCCCCTAGATTGAAGGTGCTGCCAGAAGCAAAAACATTGATGGATGAAGGTATTACTTTGACACCAGGTCAGATGTCGGCTGGCAAAGTTCTTAAGGGCACTGAAGGCTTGATGACGTCCTTGTTTGGTGTGGGCCCTAGGGTAGAGAAGCTTTATGGTGATACCATTGAACAGTTCAATATTAACCGTATCAATAATGCCTTAAAGCCAATCGGAAAAGCTATCAGCCCTGACACTGAGGCGGGCACTGAGGCTTTTGACGAAGCATTCAAAACTATCAGCAATGAATACAAAAAGGAACTAAACGGCGCCATATTACCCTTTACCAAAGCAAATCTTAGCAAAGTTGAAAAGCTGCCCCAAAAAGGGATTTTGACAGTCAACGGGCGAGAAAAGTACTGGGCTGTATTGGAGCAAGCTCTACACAATATTAGAAAACCAAAAGGTACTATCACGGGCGAACAATACCAAGAAGCCCTGTCTAATATCAGGGCCCATAAAAGGAATTTTGTTAACTCTACCAACCCAGATGATAAGTACGTTCTAGAGCAGCTAGGGGCGGCAGAGAAACGATTACAGCAGGAGGCTCTCAGTAATGTCCCAGATAAAGCTTCAAAGCTGGCTGGTGCAGATAAAGCCTATGCCAAACTTCAGGTATTAACAGATGCTGGGGCCCGTACTGGTGGGGAGTCTGGTATGTTCTCACCTGCTCAATTATCTGCTGCTATTAAGAAGTCAACATCTAAGCAGGACTTGGTACGGGGTAAAGGATATGATCAAAAAGTATCTGATGCCGCCAAGAAAGTAATGACCCAGCAAGCAAACTCAAGGACAGCAGAAAGAATGGGTGTTCACAATGCTTTAAAGGGTACATCTGACGTTATCCAAGGTTTCATAGGTGGTAGTGCCGTTGCAGCAGGCGGAGCTCTACCATTGATAAGTGCCTATGGCTTACTTGGTACTGGTACAACCAAGCCTGGGCAGAAAATAATAAAGAAATACCTGTTCGAGTCTGGGCCACTAAGGAACGCACTATCAAAGATCCCAGCAATAATGCAGGGTCAAACTGAAACGGAAGGAAATTAATATGAGATATTTTAGCTATCACCCTAATGAAGAGTTTACTGATGCTTGACATAATTATAGGTTTATTAGGGTTATTGGCATTATTCGAGTTGATTTTTGAGTATTGCAGAAAGTTATAAGATAAGCCTGGAGACAAAAATGTTTTTGATATTCTGTTTGGGAGATTAAATTGTGAAAATTAATAAAGAAATATCTATTTGAGTCTGGGCCAGCAAGAAAGACGCTATCCAAAGTAATAGTAGCAGACCAAAATGAGGATTAACCATGCCACGTGATTCAAACGGCGTCTATACGCTACCAAATACTAACCCAGTACAACCGGGTACTATCATTGCCTCTAACTGGGCCAATCCTACAATGGAGGACATTGGTTCTGAGCTAACCAACTCTTTACCTAGAGATGGCTCAGCACCAATGATTAATGCATTAAAAGGTGCTGATGGCTCAGCTGCTGGCCCAGGGTTTACTTTTAGCTCTGATAGTTCCACAGGTGTTTACCGAGATATATCGGACCCTGATAACCCAAAGTTAGGCCTTGCTAATATCGGGGTAAAGAAGGGGGCCATAGGCACATGGTTTGCCGAACTATTAACCAGACTGAAAGTACCTGCGATAGAGGGGGCCCAACAATCAATTTCTGTTGATCCAACAGTAGGGGTTGCAAACCCAAGCTCGCCTCTAACCGGGCAGCCCTTTGATACATTGGCCAATGCTATTAATTGGTTAAATACAATCAAGTCTGCTAATTCATGGCCCATCACTGTTACATTGACGGCAGCAAAGACTTACCCTATTACTGCTAATTTAACCTGTAATTGCCCTGTAGATTTTGTTTCTAGCATCCCAGGTACTAAGTATATTATTTCTGGGAATTTCCAGATAGCGTTATATGCTAACTCTAATATAACAGATGCCACCCTAACGTCTGCTAGAATTAAAGCTATCAACAGCAGATTAACCATATCTAACTGCAATGGAACAGCAGCATTAAACTCTGATAGTGTATTTTATATAGGTGAAGGTGCAGAAGCTATCTTCCAAAACAGCATAACTCTAACCAGAGGCACTATTATTGTTTATGCCAATAGTTTTGCCAATTTCGTAGTAGACATTACCCTTAGCGATGGTTCTTTGAGTATATCCGAGAATAGCTCTGTTATTGTCAATGGTAATTGCACGATAACTCGCCAGGCTGGGCCAGCCGTACAGCTCACGGACCAGGGCTCATTGGTAATAAATGGCGATACTTCTTTGACTGGAGGCAATGCCACCAATAATATTTTGTCAATATCAGCTATAAGCTTGGTTCGGCTGCTTGGTGTAGTTACAATAACGGGCAATACTGGGACCGTAACGGCAATCGTAATTAACCATAAATCTGTGCTTGTTCTAGCTGGGACGGGTGGATTTACTGTCAACAGCCCTGGCTCCAATGCTGTCCAATCCAGCCTACAATCCATACTTTATGTTCCAGCTGGCAAAACTATATTTACCGTATCTGGGGCGGCCAAGACATTCCTGGCTAGTATGGGTGGCATGAACATATTGCTCACCACTCCAACAGGCACTCCTGTTTACGCACCAGCGTTGGGCACTGCTAATAGTAACTTAGCTCTGAATACTGCGAGTTCAGCATGAAGTATTTTATAGCATTTTTACTGGCAGGTTGTGCCAGTACTCATAACTTTGAGAATGAGACTAGGTCCTTAATATGCTTTGGATTGTGCAGTGAGCAGTATTCCAAATCCAAGTATGGTGTGGAGACTATAGAGAAGGATATAGAGAAGGATATAGAAAAAAAGAAGGCTCTTATTACTAAGAATAAGAGCCTGGAGAGGTAATTATTAAGCTATAAGTGTTGTTGGTTCTTTTTATGATGGTTTTAGCTTAATAAGAATAGTTATGTTTTTTGCTATAGTTATAGCTACTGCACTAATACCTGCATCTAACAACTGGTCTGAATTATGCACACTAACCATAGGGCCTTGCGGTATTTGGAAATAAATACCTTCAAACCAAAGCTTAATCACCATGCCCGGTACACATATTGCCTCAATACTCCCTATTTTTAATACAGCCAAAAGACTTTTTTCTGTTAATTCTATATCAAGTACTCTAAGGTTTTGAATTTCTTTCATTTTATTTTCCTATTGATGTTGATGGAGAATCCATTATATCACAATATTTTATCCTGTACACCCCTTAAGTTAAAATAAATTTATGAACCTAGTGGCTACAGGATGGAAGGGTATGCCGTCATTGGTTACCTCTGCATATTTAACATTTACATGCCTACCGACATACTGAACAGCATTGTTTAGTATATGTGTCTTATCTTCAACTGAACCGGGGGCAGATACTCTGAATGTCTTACCCTTATCACCCATGCATTCAAGTATGGCCCAGCCATCTCTTGAAGCATGTATGGCAAGTACTTTGTATTCGCTATCCAGCCATAGCTTACATTTCAACAATTGCTGACTACGAACCCCGGGCTCATAACCTGAAATGTCTTTACGAAGCATCAAACCTTCATAGCCTTTATTAATAGCTATGTCTTGAATACCTTCAGCACTGAAGTCATCAACTGAATTAGGTTTTTCTGTTAGAGCTATAATTGCTTTTGGCCCTAGTGCCATACTATGCAAGATGTCTAGTCTATGCATAAAGGTTTTAGGAGAAATCATGTCATAAACTATGTATTTCAGTTTGGCGTTATCTGGCTGTATGCGTCTGACTAATGAGCTTATCTCTTGTAATGACATGTCGTGCACATATAGTTCACCGTCTACAGTAATACCTTCAGGTATAACCATATGTTTCAATATGTGGTCAATTGTGTTGATGGTTTTGCCATTCCTACTATATGCAAAGACCTTGCCATTCTTACACGTTACCATGCACCTATGTCCATCATACTTGTATTGCCGCATAATGTCTTTAGTGTTAATAAGGTCATTATTATAGACCTTAGCTAGCATTGGTTTAAATAGCTCAGATGCATTGGTTCCTATACTGTTTAATGCTTCATGCATTGTGCACTTATAGCCTTTATCAAATTGTCTGTTGATTTTAGCATTAATCATCAGCTGAGCTTGTTCTAAATGGTTCCTTCCAGACATGTTAATAACTACTTTTTCAGTTTTTGTCTGCATTGCTCCATCTTTTACGCCCCACTTTACTTCTATAGTTACAGGGGCTATGTATTCTATTGACCAGATTCTTAGTGAGCCTGATGTATCTTGCTTATAGAGTGTAGTCATAGTATTGGTCCCAAAGTTTAAAGTTGTTAGATAGCCACAGCTTTCTACTTAAATCATCATGTGGGTGTTTGTC